GTGTGGCAGGAGTCGCTTCACAAATGAGAACACGTACGAACACTAAAACTCTCGTTGTTCCTGTCGGGTCGTATCACTACGTCCGGCATGACAACGTGCCTGTTGCTAGTAGTTGTGGTAATCCAATAGTGGAAAATATCACAACGAACACACCTGCCTATACCGAAACTGTCCAAGTCGGTGGTGAAACCATCACCGATGAACTACACTACGGTAAGGGCGAAGGATATTGCCAGCATAGTAATCATGAGTATCGCACTTTTAGTAACGATCCTCCGTATAGTATTGAGACGCATGCGGGTATTCCCTCATGTTGTCACCAAGCTACACTTACTGGTGGCTATTTAGCTTATACATACCTTCGTACTCGTATTTCGCTCCTAAATCCAACTTTCGGGTCTCAGACCTTCGATTGGAAAGGAATGTCATACTACGCTCTAAAGACGATGCGTCCGAAATTTTCGGATTTATCGCTCTTCAACGATGTTCTAGAGCTGCATCAGATTCGCGACTTGATCAAGCCTTTTGGCAAAGATCTTATCAAGAAACTGAACCCAGCTAATAGACATGCAGTGCTTTCCCCGAAGGGGCAGCTACTGTCTGCTGCAGCAAACGCCGAGCTATGGTATAGCTTCGGCGTGCAGCCTCTGGTTGAAGACATCAAGGGAATCGCAGAATTGATTGGGAAAATTCCCAAGACAATAGCAGATATCCGTCGCCGTGCGCTGCGTTTACAAACGCGGCATTATCAGCGACAGAAAGAACTGCAAGGCATAAGCCTTCCTGCTGACTCTACTCAAACGGTTGAGAATCCGCTGCCTGACTTTCGTCAAGTCAGCCTTGTGACTCAGAACCGATGGGTCGACCCTCCTGTATACCATGCCACTCTTAAGTTTCGCTACGACGTAGCGAAGCTGACTGATCTGGCGTTAGCATGCAGTGCTTGGGCCCAGGCTTTTGGCCTGGATAAACCACTAACTGTGGTTTGGAATGCAATACCATTCTCCTTTGTTGTCGACTGGTTCGTCGACATTGGGGATTGGTTAGATTCGCTTCAAGCTGATCCGGTGTTGCCTATTGTGATAGAGGACTTTTCACATAGTGTGAAATGGTCATATCGAGCGGACGTCACCATCAAATTTTGGAACGGTATTTATACTGCTCCATTGGGTGTTGGTGAACATTCGTACTATGAGCGCAGACGGGATCTCCCGTCTACGATTGCTCCACTCAACTTCGGCATGCCGAGTGTTGAGCAGCTTTCGTTAGGTGCTGCGCTTCTCGTTCAGGGTGCAGAGTCCGCTTTATCGCGGAGAAGAACCCCAACGCGTATGCCTCCTAAGCCCAAATGGCTTAACTTTGGCAAGGTGCCTTCCAACCAAATCCGTTAGGACATGGTCTAGGCATTGAGTCTTAGTAAACGGCAGATCGATGTGGGCAGAACCCACTAGATCGGACACTTCCGTGTCATCGTAACTTACGTCGTGAGACGTAGCTAACATTCGTGTTAGCAAACTTGAGAGAATCGTGTATATATGTTCACTGATCCAATCACGCTGGTTGGCGATAGCGCCAGTACGCGTGGATACGCGCTAGTTAGCATTGCGGACGGTAATACCGTCCGTGCTAATCCACTAGCCCCGGTTAACGCTCCCGAAACGATGCAGATTAAACATCAGCTTTCGTCTCGGGGCGGAGTTCCACTTGACCGCCACCTGGCTCGGCTCGACTTGACGAAAATCACGTCGTTGTCGGTGCCAGTTGTGGCGTCAGTGTATATGACGCTGGAAGTCCCGAGGGACGCAGCGATCACACTCGCGATGATTAAAGATATGCGTACGCAAATGACGAACTTCGTCAATACTGCGGGCAATATCGAGAAACTCCTCAACAACGAACCCTAACAAGGGTGCTGTAGCAGTGATGCTACCGTCAAGAAGAGTTTCTCTCATAGCGAGACCGGCGAGTACCATGCAGCTATAAACTGACAGGCTGTGAGCACGTAAAGCGTTAATCGCTCTAGTGCCCTTCCTGTCCTTATAGGCCCCGTTGACCCGATTAGTATCGGCGAGGGGCTTATCTGCTGTAGTTTGTACGGGCTTCAAAGCCCAATGTGAGGCCATTCGTGAACATATCTTGTGTTAGTCACCTATTCTATGAACAGGAACCAACCGCTCTGCGAAGAGCGAGACATGTGCTCGTTTTATACGAGCTTACACGAGCGGCTCATCATTGATGTAGCCGAATCGTACGAGTCCTCTGCTGTGAAGCAGGAGTCAAAGCTCGACATTGCAGTAATGCAACGTCGGGTCAGGAGAGAGGGTTCTTCGTTTTTGACGAAGACCCTCCCTAAACTTGGAAAAGCGCTTGACAAAGCGCTATCCCAGGGCACTAAATTCGCTCCGTTAGGCTTCAAGTTGAAGCCTAACTCCACAATCCCCAAGTTTCTTGGGTGGTTGTTCGAACTAGTGTTCTCTGACCAGGGTGAAGAACTGAGTAGTGCTTCACCCCGTGCGGTTCGAGACTTACGCCTAATCTTGTACGTATTGTACAAGTTAGAGATTCCATATACCGATGACCAACAAGAACAAGTCCTTGTGGCTTTTCGGGAGACAGATCAGGCATTACCTGATTCTGTATCTAATGATGATGTTATGTGCCACGCTCGTAATTTTATTACGAATGTGTTTGGTCGTTTTGACCCGCACGATATCATCCCTAAACATGGACCTGGCGCAGTTGCTACAGGTGAGAAAAACCATGAGAAGCATCGCTTCTCGCGGTTATATTCAAGTATTGAACGAAGCTACCCTTTTTCAGGGTACTTTGTTTACAGCCTTGATCACCTCTGTACTGATCCCGGTTATCTCGCAAATCAAGAGTCTCTCACGGCAGGCACTGCGAAAGTTGTGCTTGTGCCGAAGGATTCGAGAGGCCCGAGGTTAATCTCCTGTGAACCCTTGGAGTACCAATGGATTCAAGGGGGCTTAGGAGGTGCAATAAAAATGCACCTTGAGCGAAACGATTGGACTCGAGGTCACGTGAATTTCACGGACCAAGAGATCAATCGTCAGCTTGCCCTTGCGAGTTCAGTTAATGGCCAATGGGTTACACTGGACATGAAAGAAGCATCTGATCGCGTTTCTGTGGCCTTAGTGACGGAGTTATTCCGCGACTGCCCAGTTTTACTGGATTGCCTTATGGCAACCCGGACGCCTCAGACAATGCTTCCTAATGGAAACATAGTCACCATGAAGAAATTCGCGCCGATGGGGAGCAACTTGTGCTTCCCGATTGAGGCGGTAGTTTTCATGGCTCTAGGTGTAGGAGTCTTAATGGCGGAGAAGCTCCGACAGCGTCCTTATGTCTCACGACAACACCAGCACGTTTATTATAAACGTGTTATGTGGCGCGCCTCGAGGAGTCTATTCGTCTACGGAGATGACATCATCAGCCGACGCGAAGACTATGCGTCGTTGCTTCAGTACTTTCCTACAGTTGGACTTATGTTCAACCAGGATAAGTGCTGCACACATGGTTCCTTTCGGGAATCATGCGGCATGGACGCCTATAAAGGCGTTTGTGTCACACCTCTTCGAGTGAAGAGATTGTGGATGTGTAGCCGTAAACAAGCACCTGAGACCTTATGCGCGTATGTTTCGTTTTCGAACGAAGCGTACAAACGTGGGTTATATAGAGTCGCATCCTTTGTTTCGGATGCCGTCGAGATGTCGATTGGTAAACTCCCTGTTTTCAAGGAGCGCCAGTTAGATAATCAGTCGGAATTCATGTCACAGTACGGTGTACTGTGCTGGATTCGACCTCTTAGCTATGACGGGAGCGATAACTCATGTTTCAAGACTCGCTTTAATGCGGATCTACAGAGACGTGAGTTTCGTGTCCTCCATGTCAGTCCACGGAAAGTTATCGTGGATTCGACCGACTGGTGTATGGTTCTTAGAAGATTATCTTCTTCGATTCATAGCAACCCGGGT